TGAGTAGACGTACACTTTGTTCCCGTCGTTTGTATCGACCCAGAAGTCTCCCTCGCTCTCGCCAACGCCGGAAGGTTCGGCGTCTTGGTAGAAGGTAGTTACCTTTCCATCAGCCGTAGCTTGGGCAGAAGCCGCGTTAAGGAAGACAAGCCCTATCGCACTCGTAGGTTCGTTGACCCACGTCATCGCGCCAGACGTGTATCCACCCGTGGCATCTTGGTAGCGGTAAATGTCTGCCGTGGTGTTCGGCGTATGCCCGTTAGTGTCTATCCAAATGTCGCCGTAAGCCATACCTGATCCAGGCTGCGCGTTTTGATAGAAGCCGACAATCTTGCCGTCTGCGGTTGACTGTGCCTGCGCTGCATCTGCCAACGCCTGTAGGGCGTCAGCACTTGTAGAGGTAGGAATTGCGTCGTCTATCGAGGACAGCACACCTTCATTCCCCCAAATATCTACAGCTGCAGCTTTGAAATAAGTCCTAACAGATGCTGGAAAAGGATACTGTGTTGACTTTGTCGTTATGAAAGAATCTGCAGTAGTAACCGTAGCATTAGTGTCATAATATACCTTGAAATAATCGAAGTCTGTGTTAGCACTGCCATCAGAATCAGTAGCTGGTTTTGTAAGAGTCAGCACACATTGTTGATTGCCGACATTAGCGACTAGCGTAGGCGCAGCTGGAGCAATTCCATCACTCGCTGTGACAGCTGTTTGGTCAGCACACCATGCAGTAAAATTGCTATCTGAACCATCCTCAGAGACTAGCTTTACTCTGCAGGCCCATGTAATATTCGTAGATGGTGGTTGATTTGAAACTATGTAACTAGGTTCTGAAGTAGTTGCAGGCACCCACTCGCCGGAGGATTCTATCGAATATTTCCAGTCGTAATATTCAACCAACACGTCTGAAAACGCAGTTACATTTAGAGTTGTTCTAGTATAAGAACCATCGACATCCTGGATAAATGAACTAGAATATCCCGTCGGACTCACCGTCGGCGCTACAGTTGTCCCAGGATCGTCTCCGCCTCCGGGGTTTATCGTTCCGCCAACGACTGCGTCTCTTCTTCCGACAAATGTTGTCGATGATTTCTTCTTCCTCCCAGCGCCGCCGCCAGTAGCAAAGTTATGTGTAATCTTAGTGATTCCCACTTGAGCAGATCCAGTTGTTAATCTAGCCAGAGTAGTGCCTAACAAATCGTTAGGTTCTACATGATACAGAAGCTGAGTAGAAAATGCATCCGTCGCAGGTACATCTTTTAACGCATTAAGAGCGACACTCATCAACGCTTCCATTTCAGCAGTCGTATCTATCCATGGATAGTCTTTCTGCCCGATAACCATTGTTCTTTTTCCATAAGCAGCGATTGACGTGGCGTCTTGGACATTTATCTCTGTTCTTTCTTTGGTAGTCCTTGCGTAAAAGACTCCATAAATATCATTCCTGATTGTATCATCGTATACGTTGATCTTATACTGAGATATTGAATCAGTCCCAGCTACTATGTTGTCATCTGAAACAGTTTGTGTTTGGTCAATCTCAAGCAACGTTAAGTAGAATCCATCGGCACTAATAGTGATAGTATTGCCTTCATTATCTGTCGTTGACGTATCATTTTTAGGAAGGAACTTATACCTCAACTCATATCCTATGTCGTCAGATGCAGTCGTCCCAATTACTTTATTGATTGCATCCCACACAGAACAGTTACCTACCTTGATAGGAGTAACAACGAATGGACACCCATCGATGTCATAATTTCCATCGAGAGTTGGTTTGACGTGCAGTGTCTCAGTAACATTATCGTCAAGTATTCCTTGGATTACGGCTACAACAGGTGACCCAGCTGCCTCTCCATACACAAACTCGCCTTTTATAAATGCGTCTTGTAATGTTTTAGCTTGGTCGCGAATTGTTAGACTCACAGTCTTTTTCCCAGAGGAAGAAGATCCAGGAACAATGGCGTCGCCAAGTATCCCGTGGAAGAGCATCTTGAATGTATTCGCCGTAGAGCCTAATGTATTTACAGCAACGTATACTTTAATTTCATTTCCAGGCCATAACAATTGATCAGGAGTATTGTACGAAGATCCAGTGAGATAAGGCGATACGCCATCTGTATTGCAAACAGGATACTTGTCTTCTATGTTTATACTGCACGTAGAAACACGGTTATCAGATGATAGCGTAACAGACCCGCTCATTACCAAATCGGTAATATCAACGATTGCATCATTAGACTTCCTGATAATCTCAACCTTATACCCTTCAGAGCGGATTGGATTATGCAGTAATATTAGTTCGCCAGCTGTAGTGTCTCTCATAGTTATGCCTCGTAAGGACCGTATCTATTACCAGTCTCGTGTAGATTCTTCATCTGAGTAACTCTTTCCATTTCTTCAGCAAATTCTTCTGCGTTTGTTACGTTTGGAAGGGTTACGAAATACTGATATGTGTTCCCATAACCAGTCATAGGTGGTGTTCCAACCACCTCTCCTTTATGTATCGTAGCAGACCCAGTAGATAATACAGAGTGGAATTGCCCAGGCAAAGAATAAGCAGACGGGTCTGATCTTCCGTCTTCAAGCGCCGCAACAGCGCCAATAATTGTGCCAGCGGCTAACCCTAACCATGCCCCGACATTCCCGCCAAGAAAATATCCCATCATGGCACCAAGTAATGCCCCTCCAAATATACCGGACAGATCGGCAAGAAATTCAGTAGACTCTTCACTTAGGCCTATCAATTCCCCAAACCAATAACCAAAATCTCTTGCTGCATCTACGCCAAGCGTTACAGCTGTAGCCCATAAAGCAACATCTCCAACGGTTATCCCGTCTAGTATTTCTGCACCTATTATATTCTCCCAAACCCATTGTGTAGGGCCTTCAAGGACATTCTCCCAGACCCACATAGCCGGGCCTTCAATGAGGTTTTCCCATACCCACATGGCCGGTCCTACGATAAGATTTTCCCAAACCCACATAGCTGGGCCTTTGATAACATTCTCCCAGACCCAATTTGCCGGTCCCTCAAGGATGTTCTCCCAGACCCACATAGCTGGTCCTTCAATGAATGTTTCCCACATCCATGAAAGTAAAGGACTGATGTAGTCGGCCCAGATAACTTTGGCTATTACCTCAGACCAGATAATGTTTCCAAGCAACAGCGCGACTGCGTCAAATATTCCATTGGCTATTCTCTCCCAAGCAGTCGTGTCTTCTTCACCGCCGCCTGCGTCATATGATTGTCCAGGAATAGCCGCACCCCAAGCAGCGCGTGTAAGCTTCATCAGCTTAGGTATGTTGAATGAATTTGCAGCCTCTCCGGCTTCATCGTTCATGCCAAAGATGTTGCCGAGCAAATCTCTTATCGCTGTTACAAGTTCGCCTTTAAGAAGATCGTTTATCGTGCTTGTGAAATTATCTATCGCCTCTTGGAAAGTGATAACAGATGGATCAAGATCTATTTCCTCTAAATCTCTGATAAGATCTTCGAAGTATACCTTAGCCTCTTCAGAAGCAGACAACAACGAGATAAGGTTAGTGAATAATTCTAACACCGCACCTGTGTCTTGTGCGTTAGCTGAAAAGAATTTAGATATTGGGCCTAATACATTCTGAGTTGTTGTGTCTAATTTGCTAATAAGTTTGTCTAGATGATTCTGGACGCCTTCTGCGTTGAAAGATCCAGCGCCGCCGGAAGCCGCAAAGCCAGCAGGTCCACCACTCGCCATCTTTTTGCCATTAGACCATACTCTAGCTATCTCATCGCCAAATCCTGTTTCCATCATCCATTTAGGGATAACGAATTCTCCAGGCTCAAGCATCGCTGGTATTGTGTCGCCTGATCCGAATCCAGGGACACTTCCACCGCTGTTGTACATTTTTGGACCCTCGCGCAAGATCCGCTGCACAGTAGCCTCTGTAGTTGTTAACGCCTCTATAGACGGCAGTCCTTCGACATCCCCAAGACCATTGCCAACATCCCATACAACATCCATAAACATCTTAACGCCTAAGCCTAATACATATCCAGCAGCAGCAATAGGAACGATCCAACCTACACTCATCCCTGCGATTACAGCAGCGGACACTCCTAATATAGCGCCAAGAACAGCGCCGAACACCCCACTAGTCAAACTTCCTGCGACTCCAGGCTCTTCTATATTTCCAATCTTGTTTTTTATGTCCCAAGCCATCGCAGCGACAAGGCCTATGTTTAACATTGTTAATCCACTAGCTCCTGTGAAGAAACCGCCTTTGCCTACCTTGAACAAAGCGCTTATCAAGAACCTTGAAAGACCTAATCCAGCACCGGCAAGCATAGCAACTTTGAGTCCGTTGCTCCAACCTTTTACAGACTCAGTCATTGCGCCTAAGCCGACCATGTCAAGACCCCAGGTTATTACAGCATCTAATGATTCCCCGACGCTGTCTACGATATCTCTGATACCGTATAGGTTTGTTTCCCACACAGCATATAGCAGTCCAGCTGCGGCAATCAACCAGATAATCGGCTTGGTTAGAAGCCAGAAACCTTTGGACAATCCGTAGATCATCATTACTACGCCAATAACTTTCGCCGCACCTTTTATGAAGTAATTCAACTCTTCTCTGTTCATAGCTATGTAGAACGCGAGAGTCTTCACAATAGGCACAAGGTTGTCCTTGATATAGATAGCCATGTCATGCATGAATACTTCAGCAGCTATTGCGCCAAGATCTTTAAGTCCTGTGCTTAATACGCCTAACTGGAACCAGATAGCTTCAGTCTGTTTCCTAAACGCCTCAGCAGCAGCGCCTTCAACGTCTGCAAATCTCTCCAAGTTTTCTGCATAATCTTTTGCAGCTGTTGTTCCTAAAGGCAGCACAGCCATAACTGCACGTATATTAGCAAACAATACTTCCAAACCAGTCCCTGATTTTTTTGCTTCTTGATTGATCATGTTTAGAGATTCTGCAAAACCATGCGCTTTCAACATCTGTGTTCCAGTGGTATATCCTAGTTTTTTAATAACTGCTTCTAATTTAGTGCTAGGACGCATGATTTGCATGATTGACTGACGTAAAGCCGTGATTGCCCAATCTGTAGTTATTCCACGCTTCGTAAGCGTTGCTATTGCTGCTGATAATTCTTCTATCCCGGCACCCATAGGTGCTGCAACACCAGCAAGACGCCCGAATTGCATTGCAAGTTCGTGCATCGTCGTTTTTCCATATTTGATTGTTGTGAATAGTACATCGTTTATATGGGCCACTTCGGATGCTTCCATATTGTAAGCATTCAAAACAGTAGTCATCATGTCTGCTACTGTGAAAACATCAGAAAGTCCAGCGGCTGCACCCTTAAGCGATTCTTCTAGAATCAAGAATGCAGATTCTCCGTAGAATGTAGCAGAATAAATCTGGTACATTGCCTTCAAGCTTTCTGAAGCAGTAACGTTGAAATCCATTGCTAGGTGTCTTACTCTAGTACCTAGTTGGCCTAGCTTCTCACCTGTGTAATCAGTCAACGTCCATACGTTATGGAGTTGCTTGTTGTATTCTACGTATTCTTTAGTCGCTGCACGAACTCCCCTAACCATTGCGTACATGACAGAAGCGCCAGCGACCGCCGTAATCATACGTCGGGTACTAGCTGCCATTGAGTTAATGCCTTTGCTCGCTGTAAGCGCAGATCTTCCGACCGCTTTGTTAGCTGCAGTTGCTGTCTTAGTTACGGTAACTGTTTGTTTTACATTCACTTGAAGAGTTTTAAGTACTTGAGACGCTCTATCTTCAGCGCGAACAATAAGGGTTAGTTCCTGAGCCATCTCTTTCTCCTAGATAACACTCGTTCTTAGCTTGACTAATCTTGGAAACTTTGACTGTATCTTTAATGTCTTTGTTTTACTCTTTAATACCCCTTCTTCGTCTATAAAAGAAAACCCAAGAACAACCTTAGCCCCGTCCCAATTTGCCTTTATAGTCCTAACCCAAACATTTTTCAGGCCTTCAGGTTGTTCTTTCCATATCCTTACTTTTCTATAGTTCCATGAATTATATGGAACATACTCAAGATGGTATTCTCTTCCCATTATCGTGTCCTGCCTGGAGACTTTCTAGTTTTCTTATCGTGTTTCTCTTGTTCTATTCTAGAAATCTCTCCCTTAATTATGTTCATTGCCTGAACATAAATTGCTGGTTGTGATAATATCCCACCTGATTTAGGAAGAAAGCCTTCTTTGTAATGATTGTACAGAGAGTACAAGAAGAAATGATCCTGTGTTAAGTAATTAGCTGGACACATTTCTAATTCTATTACTCGCTGATTAGCACCTGCTCTGCCTATCTTGAAAGGACGTTTGTACTCCAATTTGGTAGAGCAATGGCGGGTATCGAAGAGACTCCGACACCCGCCTTTCGCCATGCATTCTGATGTATGAAATTTGCCATCATTCTGATGGAGAGTGTCAACCAGCAGAATTAGTTTTTTGCGTCTTCTTCTGTCACCGTTGATCCTTCAATGATGACATTAGCTAATTCAGTTCTGACTTCAGATCCAATCCATTGAGCAAACCAATTCTTAAGCTTCAATGGAGGTGACTTTGGTCCTGGGTATGCTACCTCTTTTCCTTCGCTGTCTAACAAATTGGAAACAGACACAATACCCTGTCGCAAGATGTCAAACTGCAGCGCAGTACGACCACCAGCAACATCTACTGACACACTAGCAGTGTTCAAAGCTTCTCTGTAGCCTTCTTCGCCATCTGCTAACGTATTACCCTTCATGTTAATCTTAGGCGATACACGGGCCTCTAGAGCCTGCTGTATGTCATATGGTAGACCTTGAAGAACCCACGTTGTTTGTTCTTCTGCCACCAACTCGATGTCTTCTTTCAGGATGTACTCAAATTCAGCTAGTCTATCTACTACTCTCATCGTTCCCTCCTCTAAGGGTTACTATTCTGGTGTTGCCGTATAGGTAAGTGTGATTTCGTCATTGCCACCGGAGCGTGCCGCCCTGAATGGCAGATCAAAGATTCTTGTTCCGGACCTGTCCCCAGGTGTGATATTCATAATTTGGCACTTAGGCAGAGTGAAGGTAATCGTGGTGACCGCATCTGCGATTACATACGACAAAGCAGTAGCCGTTCCAGCTTGGAATTGTGTCAGAAACGGAATACTTGCATTAAGAGCCGACAAAGGATTAAATGATCCTTCTGCATTTCTTGCGGTAATATCAATTCCTGCGATACCATACGCTCCACCAGTTGAGTCAAGAGTTGGTCGCGCATAAAGTGTATTCTTCAAACCGAACGACAGTGATTCAACTTCTGGAAGAGTGCCGCCCCAAGAAAGAGCCTGATTGATACAGACAAAAGGCTTGCTAATGTCCCCGCCGCAAGGCCCAACTGGGAATACGAGAGGAGCATAAGGCGTGAAGAGTGATTGGAATGTGAATGATGCCTTTGCGGGTTTTCCAGCTTCTAGAGTAAATTCAACATCTCCTCTAGCTCCGCTCGCTTTCCAAACCTGTCCGTCTAGATGCACCCACAAAGTAACAGAACTTGCCCCGGCGGGATAAGTTGTATACGGAGTGTAAGCACCCGCTAAATATGCGTACCCGCATGCTTTAAGCAGCGCGTCGCACGGCGCGATTAACGGAGTCGCGGGAGTTGCTCCTGTGCCAGTTAGTTCATGATCGAATGTAATGTCGAGATACTGCTTGCCTAACGTACCTTCTCTTGCAGACATAGAACAGTCCTGCGTTTCAGTGTCATTCCACTCAGTATTAGGACTTACGCTTACGTTGTATGCGCCAACCATGTCTGTAGCCGCTGCAGGAGTGGTATCAGCGCCATACGTAGTTTCTAGCTTAGCCAGCACCATAGTTTTTTCAGTTAGCATTATTTGTTCTCCTCTACTTCAGCTGGCTTGTCTGTGGTCTTCACAACAGGCGCTTTAGTCTTTGTAACAGTTACCGGTTCCTTCTCTTTCTTAGGTGGTTTTGGTGGGCCACCATAAAATGTCTTTCCCATGATTATCTCCTATAGTGTTGTGTCAACCCTAGCTTTAGTGAAAACCCACACAGAACCAACGTAAGCTGCTTCTGTTTCGTCTCTGGTTGCTCTGGTATAATTGATGCTGAATTCTGGACCGAACATGGTTATGTATTCTCTTCCGTAGTCGCCAGCATTGAATTTCTTCATGAATTTCACAAGTGCGTCTCCATACCTATGCTTCATTTTGTCAAGCTTTGTTGGATCTTGCTCAATCATTATGATTACTACTGCTATCTCGTTATCAGCAACTAGCTCGCACCCCAATGACAGAGTTGAATCAACATCTTGTTTAGCACCGAGGATTTGACATACTGGATACTTGTTATAGATTGTGAAATTAGGATCAAAGTCCCACGAATAACTAGCAGGGACAGGAAGTTCCAAAGTCTCTCCTAGTCTCGTTCTGTAGTCGTCAAGGACATCATCAAAGTTCACCTTTAACTTTCTCTCAAGTTCATATTTGATTGCTTCCATTATGACTCCTCGAAACCATAATCTTCCATCATTGCAGACTTCCAGTTGCCTTCTTGTCTTCCAATCTCCCACATTGCGTAGTCACGTATCATCCTAACCCACTTAGACGCAGTGCCAACAGGAACTTCGATTACTTTCCTGACTGGGTTGTTCCCAAGTCCATGCTGATGAGCGTAAGGATAGTGATAACCATTCTTGCTAGTGGTGCTGGTTCCAATCTTCAATTCGCGAGGAGAGATATTATTTATGCTTCCACGCGCTGTTTGTGTGGTAAGAGAGTCTCTCATTCCTCCGAACAGAACCATTATTGGCTGACCTGGGGCAACACGCGCCTTCCAAGCTGCATACTTATCGGTCAATGGTTGCCATGGAGTATAGCCACCAATAGTAAACTGTTGCTTCATCAAACGATAAAAGTCTTGGCTAATATTTTCGAAAGCAGGAGAGAAGTCTTTCACTCTTTCGCCTATGCCATCTATCGTTTTAAGTATCTTGTCTTCACCAGCAATCTCAAACGAAAGCTGAAACATGTTAGTAAACTTGCCCCATTTCATGCTTTAACGCATGTTGCAGCGGGTTTCCATCAAGAAACGTGCTTCTAATGTCAGTGTCTGCCTCGCTTGTTAAATCTATCGCGTCAACAAGAAAACGCGGTGAGTTTTCAATCCTATCCATGCCTTCTTTGTATCTTGCGTAGTACAATTCTTCGCGAGGCGACAAATTTAAGACGTTCCCACCGTAGGAACTTTGTGTCCTGGCACAAACGCCGTTCAGCACGATGTTGTGGAGAATTGAGTATGAGATTGGCTGTCCAGTTTTCGTCGGAACAGCTAATCTTGCTACATTGACACACCCTTTTATTTCTGACTCCACATCTAGAATTATGCTCTCTACCTCGGCGCTTGAGGGCTGGCTTGTCTCGCTAAACTCTATGGAAAGCTCGCTTCCTACGTCCCTACGAACTAAGAATTGTCCAGCCATCTGTTACTCCTTTTCCATCCATTCGTTGAAGGTTTCTTCAGTAGCAATATTTCCATACACATGGTGATAGTTCTTATGGCATTTTTTACATAACGTTATTCCGTTGCTGAGTAATGTTCTTTCGTTTTTGTTGTCAGCGTAACCAAGAATGTGATGCGTGCGCAGCTTACCGCCTCTTTCACCACATTTTTGACATGTATAATCATCGCGCTCGAATACTGCTTTATGCCATTCTGAATATTCAGAGCAAGACCTATCGTTCAGCCTTTCCTCATCAGTCTTATCAAACTTCCAGCTAGGGCTAAGCGGCCCTTTCCTGCCTGTGACAGCCTCTACTTGAAGACAACCGCAAGATTTTGTGGATGCACTAATCAACGCGTCTGATCTAATATAACAAATATTTCCGCAACTGCACAAACACCGCCACATGACAGATCCATTGCTGCTTCTTCTGTCAGTCGCCTCTATGGCTACAAGCCTGCCAGATCTTAATCCAGAAAGATCTTTTTTCTTTGCACATCCACAAGAAATAATAGTTTTAGTTTTCAAACTGCTTGTATCTACGTAAGCGACACCGCCACACTCACATGAGCATTCCCAAACAATGTTGTGGCCCATCCTTTTTTCTGTCGGCCTAATAGCGGTCAATCTTCCGCACTTAAACCCTGTATAATCTTTAGCGCTCGGATGCATATGAATTAGCTTGAAACAAACTTTTCATAAAGATCCAAATCGTCAAGCGTGATTTGATTCGCTTCGTTCTTCTTAACGAATACCTGTTTCACTTTGTTGAAAATAATCTCATCGATGGTGAAGTTTCGCGTAGATTCAGAAGATTCTTTCCAATGGGTTTCCCCGGTATCGCTGTCGTACTCCATTCCAATCTCTTTTAGCTCGGCTGAATCGAAACCTATATCATCCATCACATTTTTCATAACACGCATTGTAATAATATCACTCTGCATGCCTTTAAGAATTTGTAATAGTATAATCCTCTCTTTAATTGCAAGTTCAATATTCATTTTTCCCTCCTGGGGTTTTGTTTCATACATTATAACATAAAAAGCATCGTTCGTCAAGTCACTTAAAATAGGGGTGAGGCTATGAACCTCACCCCGTTATTATTTAAGCTGTGGCCGCAAAGTATTGTAGATACTTCGGTGTCCCATCGATTGTGATTACAACTGATCCTTCTGCTGCAACTCCAGCACCCGTAGCCGCCGCTACAACTGGAGCTGTTCCTGCAGCTGGCAACGCAAACAGGTTAGTGTGCGCGCCAACAACGGCCAGCACGTTAGTAGGCGTACTAGTCGTATTCTCAGAATGGAAAGCACTGGTTAGTGTGCCAGAAGCATTGACCCGATAACCGGTATCAAGCTTTGATCCAGCTTGCACTCCCAGATAGATTCCACATGTATCAACTGTCATTGCGTTTGTTTCGCGCCAGTTGATGCGGATTCCACTTACCTTTCCGTAGAAAGGTGAGCCTGTTCCAGTGATGTCTTCTGTGCCGTGAACCATTACGCCAATACCGGCTATGTTGCCAGTTTCAGCCATATTGCAAGCAGCCGTTTCCAGCGTTGCGAATACACCATAAACCTGATTAACTTCCGGTATTTCACTTCCTACGGCACCGTCAATTGTGACAGCGCCACGGATAGCATAAGAGTCAGTCAAATCATGCTTAATATCAATTCGACCATAAACTGCCTGAGCTACTGCATTCGTGCCAGAATCACCAGTTGTGGTGAACTTGACGTGAAGTGGGATGATGTTTGAATCATCATCAGTGCTTCCAGAAATATGGATGCACTGACCAATTACATGCTCAGAGACTTCACCAAATGCGATAGCATTTGAATAATCACCCAAGGCAATGGCGGCACCGGTAATACCAGTCCCCCATGTACCTGAAATATCAATGTGATGGTCATCCACCACGCCTAACATCGTTAGAGTGTTAGCCCACAGAGGATATCGACCACGAATCTTTCTGTTAAACTTCATGGTCGCCTCCTAGGCTACGGCGATGGGGATGTAGTATCCGACGTCGGATGCTACGACCTTGAAGTCAAGGACGTTACCAGATTCGATATAGGTTGCCTCTTCAGGCTCATCGTACCATGTTCGGACTCTTGCATCGCGAGACATGAACGTATACAACGCCGTTGGAGTCATGATGCCGGGACTAGGAGTAACATATGCGAAGAACGCATGCTTACCCCAGATCTGGGACATTGAAGCAGTTTGTGCCGGATTGGCTGTGTTCTTGATAGAACGACCAATTAGGATTCGCTCAATGTCGAACGCCGCAGCTAGAAGCTGAGGTGTAGCAATTGAACGCTCAACAGATGAAAGAATGTCAAGGATATCAGGGTGGCGTCGAAGTTTCGACCATACCAAGCGTCCCATAACACCGGTGTTAAGTTCTTCTCCGGTAGCTGTACCAACGGTATCTTGAGCATCGATAATGTCTTCGATAGGCGTAGAGGCATCGCTGTCCCATGTAGTATCAAGAGTCTTATCAGTTCCCCAAGTTCCAGTAACATTTACAAGCGTTGCCAATTCAATATCGCGAGCCATTTCAATCTTGTCTGCTACGTATGCTGCCTTAGCAGAACGTAGAGTAAGAGGGCTGTCTGTGTTCGCTAGAACACGGTCAGCAATCTTGGTGGCAAGTGCGAATTCATCGCAGTTGTACGAATCAGTTGATACTGGGAAGCCACTTAGGCGAGCCTTAGTTCCAGGCGCACGAAGTGCTGCTTCGTTAGTAAACCATCTGGCTTTAGGGAAAGTGTAGTACTTATCACTTTCAAACTTCACCGGAATAAACGGAGCAAGTTCGCGATAGATGTACTTTTTGTTCCTGTAAGCGACGGCGATGTTGGTAAGAATCTTATCAACATGTACCTGTGATTTGGTAGGTTGCATTTTATTTCACCGTCCTTATGATGTAGACATCTGACCGAACGGTCGCAAGAATACTTCAAACTCATCGCCGTCGGCAAGTGCCGCAGTCATTGCGATTCCAACAAAGTCATCAAGGTTTGTCGTAGTCGTCTGTAATTTTCCAGCAGAGTCAGGAGCTACATGATCAAACAGTGTAATAGCTGCTCCTGCTA